CACCCCATAAGCTCGGCAAACGGGATTTTCTTCCCGCCTGTCTTATATCTGATTATTTCCTCTAATCTTTCGTTCATCATTCTTTGACCTCTTTAATATTTCGGTATCTTATATTCAACTCCACCGAAGCTCACTAAACGGCAGCGACAGAGGCGGCATTGTCTCCCTGACGGGCAACCGCTTTTTTAGTCTCGGCAATCTGTTCTTTCAAAAGGCTCATCAGTTCATCTATCTGTTTGTCCTTTGAAGCGAGGCTCGCCGCCTGTTGTTGAAGAACAGCCCACACGTCCTTTTGTATTGTCACGCTGTTTTCACTGTTCAGGTTATTTTCAGGCTCACGTTTGAACATATCCCCCTCGCCCGTCATAATCCAAACTTCGTTTATATTTTCATCAAGACGGCAGAGTTTCTTCGCGAACTTATCTGAAAGAGGCACACGCCCGTTGACAATCTGAGAGAATGAGGACTTTGTATAACCCATTATCTCAGAGAGTTCTCGGTCGTTCTCTGCTACGCCCTTATACAACAGCCAATTGATGGCTTTTCTTATTCTTTGTATCTCCGTCATATTACTTAATTAAAGTTAAAAATCGCAATTTTCTTTAGGAAAATTCTTCTAAAAGCGAAATTTAGTTTATATTTGCACACAGTTACGGTTAAATAACCGCACAAAGATACGAAATAAGAATTAAAATCGGAAATAAACTGATAAGTAAAATCGAAATTTTAACAAGAATTTATGCAAGAAATAATTTTCAAAACTGATTGCCAAAAGGAACGTGAAGCACGTGACAAGGCGATTTACGATGACTACAACAGCCTGATGGCGGTCAAGGGTCAGAGCAAAATGATGGTCATTCAGCACCTCATGGGTAAGTATAACGTTCACAGCATGGGGACGATTTACGTTATCCTGAAACGGGTTGAAGAGAGCCTGAAAACGGAGGAGGTGTAAGTATGGCGTTGAGTAAGGAAGCAAACAAATTGCGGTATCAGTACAACAAGAAGTACCAAGACCGCTATTGGGAAAAGAAAGCCCGTCAGAAAGCGGAGGCGGAAGCCGAAGCCAACGAGGAAGTCATTGAAAGTTGCCACGAACGAACCGTGACGCTCTCAACAAATGACAAGGACTTTTTCCCCGAACTCGCCAAGATGGACATTGAGACCTCTGTCAAGCGTGAGGGGCGTTCAGACGCAAAGTACATCAAGGCTCTTGAAGACGCTAACAGAATGTACCGTAGTGAGAACAAACGCCTGATTAGACTTCTGACAAAGTATCAGGAGGTAATCAAGTTAGGTTTAACAGCATTAAAGAGACAAGAAGATGAAGAAATCTAAGGTTTTCAAATGGGCGTTGTTAATCGCCCTCGCCACTTGGTTCAGTTTCTCTTTCATCGTCTTAATCGGCGAGGAAGACCCGAAGAACCCTCTGACCCTCATTCAGTTTTTCTTTATGAAAGCGGGGGCGTTGGCAAGCACCGTTGTCACGGGGTTCTGTTTCGCAAGGTTACACGAAAAGGGGTTCTTGCCTGACCTCTCAAAACTGATTGAGGAGGAATAGCGTATGTGTGAGATTTGTCACGGACACCCAGGCTGCCCCGTCTGCTCGCCTGAGCCTCGCATGATAGAGTGCGCCGCCTGTCAGGGTCAGGGCTTTATTTGGCACCGCTATGACCTTGAAAGGAACTGTGAAACAGAAGTGACGGAAGAAGAGTTCAACGCTCTGCCCTCTGAGGATGAAGCCTATGAAAAGGGGCTGCGCTATTGTCAGGGCGAAAAGGAAACGTGTTCTGTCTGTGACGGAACGGGCGAGGTTGAAGATGAAGAACTTTATGAACCCGAATGGGACGATTGAAAAGCCTATGGCAGCAACACTTGAAGAACTGAGCCTGAAACTTGACCGCATCGGCGAGTTGGCTCTGATAAGCGCAAAGACGGTTCTTGACCTGAACGAAGCAGCCCTGTTCACGGGGTTCAGCACGGCACACCTCTATCGCCTGACATCAGGGCGACAGATACCGCACTTCAAGAAGAACCGCAAACTTTATTTCAAAAAGTCTGACCTTGAAGCGTGGATGTGCGACAACAGGGTTCAGACAGAGAAAGAAATCAACAGCAAGGCAACGACATACGTTGTCACGCACAAGAGATAAAAGACAAAGTTATTAACCGCCCTCACGGGCTTAAAATCATTCAGAAATGAATAATGAAATCATCGAAGTAAAACAGGCTGATATGCTCCAAGCTCTCAACCGAGCTGACATTGACGCACAGGTTGCCACGGCTCACGCCTATCCCCGTGACATCAACAAAGTTTTGAACACCATTGAGACGCTTGCGACTATGGATCAAGAGACCGCAGAGGACTGTTTCTATGTTCTGAGACGCAAAGACAAGAACGGCAACGACAGCGTCATTGAGGGGCTTTCAGTTCGCATGGCTGAGATTATCGCCAACGCATGGACGAACCTCAGGGTCGCAACCCGCATCATCGGCAATGACGGGCGTATGATAACGGCTCAGGCTGTTTGTCACGACCTCGAGACCAACGTAGCGGTCTGCAAGGAAGTCAAGAGAAGCATCGTCGCAAAGAACGGCTACACGTTCAGTCAGGATATGCAAGTTGTGACGGGCAACGCTGCCGCCTCTATCGCTCTGCGTAACGCTGTTCTGACAGTTATTCCAAAGGCTGTCACAAAGCGCATCATCAACAACGTGAAAAAGGTTGCGCTCGGTCAGTCTATTGACCTTGAAACAAGCCGTCAGAACGTCATTCAGTATTTCGCCAAGTTGGGCGTTAAGGAAGAGCAGCTTTTCTTCTACCTTGGCGTGAAGAGTGCTCAGGAGATTGACAAACAGAAAATCTTTGAACTGAGAGCGACAGCCAACGCAATCAAAGAGGGAACAACAACCGTTGAAGAGTGTTTCGTGAAGCCCGCCATTGAAGCAAAGAAACAAGCTGCGGCGGTCAAGAAGACAACCAACGCACAGGATAGAGCCGCAGCAGCTATCGCTCAGGCTACGGGCGCACAAGCTCCTGAGGGCGTTGACCCTGAGACGGGCGAGATAAAACAACAGCCCGCCGACAACTCAAAGAAGACATCAAAGACAACAACAACCAAAAAATAACAGCATTTATGGAAATCAAGATTGAAAACGCAAAGGCTGCGTTCAATACAGCCGATGAGAGCGTGAAAAAGGTTCTTCTCGCTCTCTTATCCGAACTGAAAGAGACAGAGGCACAGACAGCCGCAAATCGCCCGATTACAGAGCGTGTGAAGACCTTTGAGGACGCTTGCCGTGAGTTAGGCGCAGACCATCCCTTTGTTCTCGCTTATCAGAACACAAATCTGCGTGACCCCGAGGTTGCAGAGGAGAACAGAGACATTCTCGCTTATATGAAGCTGCGCATAATCGCCGCCGCCCTGAATGAGGGCTGGAAGCCTGAGTTCACAGAGGATGAATGGCGTTGGTATCCATGGTTTTATCTTTGGACAGAAGAAGAACTGTCAGAGAAAGACGATGAATGGCGAGCCAACCACGCCCTTATCTCAACAGGCGACTACTCGGGAGACTATGCGGGCTTCGCCTATGCGAGCTCGAATCTCGCCCCCTCGTCTACGCCTGCGTACTTCGGTTCTCGCCTTTGCTTCAAGAGCGAAGCTCTCGCCACGTACTGCGGTAAACAGTTCATCAGCCTTTGGGCTGACTTCAACCTGATTAAGAAATAACAAGTTTAACCCTCAAAATAACAGCAGAAATGAAAGATATTAAGAACAACATCGCAGACCTCCAAGCATGGGTCGAAGAAGACACAGAGAACAGAGCAATCGCCCTCGTTGCGGTTCAGGAGACAGAAGAGACGGAAGAAAAATATGCCGCTGACCAACATATCGTCACAAAAGGTAAGACAGGCTTTCTCGTTGACGCTTTCGGAAGCGTGTTGAGTGACAAAGACCCTGAGAACGGTCTGCACAAGGTTCTGAGACTGACAATCCGCCGCCAAGCCCTTGACGGTCTTGTGAAGATTGCGGAGCGTGTATTCAAGGACAAAGACAACAAGAAGACTGAGAACGGTTCAGAAGACGGAAAGGAGGCTGACCATGAGTAATCAGGTTATCAGACCGAAAGACCGCACAGAGTGGTTGAAATACCGTGAGAGCGGAATCGGCTCATCAGAGGTTGCGACAATCGTAGGGCTGAACCCTTGGGAAACGCCTTATCAGCTATGGAGACGGAAGAAAGGTCTTGACCCCGCAAAACAGGAGAACTTCGCGATGAAAGCGGGTCATTATCTTGAAGACGCAGTTGCGCAGTTCTTCCGTGATGAAACGGGCTGTGAGATAATCAAGCGTTCAGCCATTGACTGGATGATTATCAACACAGACAAGCCGTATATGCGTGTCAGCCCTGACCGCACTTATTGGCTCAACGACATGCCGCACAACGCTCACAACAAGGGCATATTGGAGTGCAAGACAACTCAAATGAGCATTGACCCCGAAGACCTCCCCAAGCATTGGTTCTGTCAGGTTCAGTATCAGCTCGGAGTTGCGGAGCTTGAACAGGCTTCACTCGCCTGGCTCTGCTCGGGGCGTGAGTTCGGCTACAAGAACCTGACCTTTGTTCCTGACTTCTTCAAATGGCTCTGTGAAGAGGTTGACCGCTTTTGGCTTGACAACATAGAGGGCAACAAAGAGCCTGACCCACAGAACGCCAAGGACATTCTCTTGAAGTTCAACAAGCACACGGGCGGCAAGGTCATTGAGACAACTGACGAGATATTTCAGGCTTACACCGCCCTGAAAGACGTGAAAGCGGAACTCGCTGCCATGACAGAGCGCAAGAACGAGCTTGAAGAGAAGATAAAGCTCGGCTTCGGTGACGCAGAAGCCCTGAGCTACGGCGGCGACACAATCGCCACATGGAAAAGCCCGAAGCCGTCAGAGAAGTTTGACGACAAGGCTTTCAAGGCTGACCACCCCGACCTCTTCAAGGAGTATGCGAAGACGGTTCAGGGCGCAAGGCGTTTTCTCTTGAAGTGATTACAACGTAATCAAAATAACCGAAACAGACAGATGAACAGAAAGAACAAATGACACATTAAAACCCCGCTCATGGGTGAGAGCAGCCGAAAGGTCTCTCAACGCAAGCTGTTATGCGTGGTTAGCCCTGTCAGCGGGTTTTTCATTGACAAGAAAGAAACAACATGATACAGTTACGTTCAAATCAGGTTGAGCCGATAGAAAAGGCTATCAGGTTCTTTCAGGAGAAGAAGCCGAAGCCCTCTCTTATTGTTCTCCCGACAGCGTGGGGAAAATCAATCTTGACAGCCTTTGTAGCGAAGAACACAAACGATAAAATGATTGTTCTTCAACCCTCAAAGGAATTGTTGGAGCAGAATTATTTGAAGTACGTGAACCTCTGTGAGGGGTTCACGAATGCGGGTATTTACAGCGCAAGTTTCGGGAGCAAGGAGATAGCTCAGATAACTTATGCCACGATAGGTTCAATCAAGACGCTCGGGGCTAAGTTCAAGGCTCTCGGCTTCACAAAAATGCTGATAGACGAGGCACACCTCTTTCCCCGTGAGACTGACAGCATGCTCGGCACGTTTCTCAAAGAAAGCGGTATAACTCACGTTCTCGGCATAACGGCGACACCTGTCAAGCTGCAGACGGGAAGAGACCTGAGCGGGCAGAATTATTCAAAGCTCGTCATGCTGACATCAAGGAGCAAAAAGGGCAATTTCTTCAAAGACATCATTCATGTCGGTCAGGTCTCAGAAATGGTTCGCCTCGGCTTTTGGTCTCCTCTGACCTATGAGGCTTCACAGTTTGACGACAGCCGACTTGTCTTCAACACTTCAAGAAGTGAGTACACGGAGGACAGCGTTCAGAGGGCTTTCGAGGAGAACGGCGGCACACAGACTATTGTCAACGCTCTTGACGCTCACCCTGAACGCCAGCACATTCTCGCCTTTGCCCCATCCGTTCAGGACGCTATCAGTCTCTCAGAACATTATCCGAACTCGGCTGTCATATACGGCGACATGGATAAGCGCGAGAGGTCTTCAATCATTGAGAGGTTCAGACAGGGCGAGATACGGGTCATATTTAACGTGAGAGTGCTTTCAACGGGCTTTGACTATACAGGTATCGATTGCATTGTCTTAGGCGTTTCTACGGCTTCTATCGCCCTCTATTATCAAATCATCGGACGAGCCACCCGTATTGACCCTCAGAAGAAAGACGCTCTGATTATTGACCTCGGCGGCAACGTCAAACGCTTCGGGCGTGTTGAAGACCTGACATTTGAGAAAGGCAGAATGTGGCGTTTGTTCGGCTCGGGCGGGCGGCTCTTGTCAGGCATACCAATAGCGGACATCGGTCAGTACACCCGTGAGGACACTCAGGCTATTGACGCTCAGGCGGCGCAGCCGATTGTCATTATGCCTTTAGGCAAATACAAGGGTGACAGAATAAGCGACATACCGCTTGACTACCGCAAGTGGATGCTCAGGGCTTTTGAGTGGAACAGCCGAAATGCGAAGTTGAAAAAATCAATCATGGCAACCCTTTAATCAAGACATCATTATGGCAAGACCAAAACGAATGACAGTTGACTATTTCCCGCACTATGTCAAGGGCGGGCGCACGATCTACATTCTTGAAAACCGCTTCGGGAATGACGGCTACGCCTTTTGGTTCAAGGTTCTTGAAGTTCTAGGAGAGAGCGAGGGGCATTTCTTCAACTGTTCAGACCTCTCAAATTGGGAATACCTCCTTGCAAAGACCCGTGTCAGCGTTGACACGGCAAACGAAATAATCGGGGTTCTCGTCAGTCTCGGGAAGATTGACAAAGAGTTATGGGAGCAGCACCGTGTGATTTGGTGTGAGAACTTTGTGAATAATATCACAGACGTTTACCGCACACGCTCAACAAACGTGCCGTCAAAGCCTGTTTTCAAGTCAGAAAAACAAGAGCCTGAAAGGGTTATCTCGGAGAAAACACCTGAAAAAGAGGTCATTTCTGCGCCTGAAACCCCTAAACTAAAGCAAACGAAACCAAAGGAGACCAAACCAAAGGAAAAATATCCCTATCAGGATATTATCGCCGTGTGGAACTCTGTCTGTCTCTCACTGCCAAAAGTTCTGAAAGTCACAGAGGCGAGAAAACAGAAGATGAAATGCCGCTTTCAAGAGTTCGGCGTGAAGACTGACGAACTGAAAGACTTCACGATGAGACTGTTTCAGAGGGTTCAGGCTTCTGACTTTCTCACGGGGCGCAGCACGGGCAAGATGGGTTGGTGCGCCAACTTTGATTGGGTCTTTGAAAACCCGTCAAACTGGGTCAAGGTCTCAGAGGGAAATTACGACAACAACAGGGGCAGCGGCTCAACAAACACGGCACAGAAGCCCGTACAAGCCGCTGACGGCTCTCAGGTTCAGTTGGGCGTTGGAGAATACATAGACGGCTCAGGACGGCGCACATACGGCACGGGACGGGCTAATATCCCGATGAACGCTGCGCCCCGCCCGTCTGAGAGGTATTCATGGGACGCTGCTTCAAATTCATGGGTTATGTTATGAGACAGACAAAAAGACAAATCAGCCTTGAAGAAAAGGCAAGACGGGCGAACGGGTTCAGCCGTTCATGCTCAAAGTGTAACCATTATCCCTGTTCAGAGGTCTTTTCACGGCTCTGCTCGGAGGCGTTTGTTGAGGGCTTCAAGAAAGGGTATAAAACTCACAGAAAGGAAACATCAGAATGAAAAGTTATTCAGACTTCGGCATAAATATCCCCTACGGGCGCACCACGGGTAAGGTCAAGACCTATTGCCCGAAGTGTCACGACCAAAGGCATGACAGACGGGACAAAAGCCTCTCTGTTGACCTTGACAAGGGTCTTTGGAACTGCCACTACTGCGGTTGGGGCGGGTCTCTTGAACAGAAAGAGCCTTGGGAGCGTGAGGAACGCCCGTGGCACAACTACGCTCCGATAAAGCGTCAGAAGCCTGTCTACAAGAAGCCCCCGCAGCACACTCTGACGGCTGTCAGCGAGAGAGCCTTGAAGTGGTTTGAGGGAAGAGGAATAAGCGCAGCGACCCTGAACGCCCTGAAAATCTCTGAGGGCATGGAATGGATGCCTCAGAACAACGCTCAGTCAAATATGGTTCAGTTTAACTATTTCCTGAACGGTCAGCTCGTCAACACGAAATACCGCACGGGAGACAAGAAGTTCAAGCTCGTATCAGGGGCGCAGCTTATCCCCTACAACATTGACGCTATCAAGGGTCAGAAAGAATGTATCATAACTGAGGGCGAAATGGACGCTCTCTCATTCTACGAGATTGGCTTTCACAATGTTGTCAGCGTGCCGAACGGGGCTAACGCCAATCTTGAATATCTTGACGATTTCATAGAAGAGTATTTTGACGACAAGGAGACAATTTTCATAGCCTCTGACACGGATACAAAGGGCGTTCTTCTGAAAGACGAGCTTTTGAGACGCTTCGGGGCTGAACGCTGCCGCATACTTGACTACGGTCAGGACTGCAAGGACGCTAACGAGGTGTTGATGAAACACGGGGCGGCGGCTCTGAAAAAGTGTCTCACGGAAGCCCCTGAGGTCAAGTTGGAGGGGGTCTTCACGGTCTCTGACTTCGAGGCTAACCTTGACGCTCTCTTTGAACACGGTATGCAGAAAGGGGCGACAATCGGGCTTGAAAACCTTGACCGCCTGATTTCCTTTGAGACAAAGCGAATATGCGTTGTGACGGGTATTCCTGGGTCGGGCAAGTCTGAGTTCATTGACCAAATCGCCGAGCAGCTCAATATGCGCTACGGGTGGAAATTCGCGTATTTCAGCCCTGAGAACGCCCCTCTTGAATACCACGCATCAAAACTGATTGAGAAGTTCACGGGACAGCATTTTGACCGACAGCACCTCTCGCTGCCCGCATACAGACAAGTGAAAGAATATCTGAACACGAACTTTTTCTTTATCAGCCCAAAGGAAGATTACAGACTTGAAACAATTCTTGAAAAAGCCCGCTTTCTTGTCAGGCGGCGTGGCATAAAGTGTCTTGTCATTGACCCGTACAACCGCTTGGAGGATGAGAGTGACGGACACAATGAGACAAAGTACATATCAAAGCAGCTTGACCGACTGACAAACTTTGCACAGCGAAATGACGTGATGGTCATTCTCATGGCGCACCCGACAAAGCAGTCAAAGAACAAAGACGGGGTTATCGAAGCCCCGACCCTTTATGACATCAGCGGCTCGGCACACTTCTATAACAAGACGGACTTCGGTATTGTCGTTCACAGAAACAGAATTGACAACACAGTGGAGGTTCACGTTCAAAAGGTGAAATTCAGGCACCTCGGAGAGTGCGGAACGGCTCTCTTCAAATATAACCTGAACAACGGGCGTTACAGCCCATACACGGCGGGGGTTGACCCCGTATGGGACAACTCTAACCACCTTCAAGAGGAAATGCACAGACGGGCGAAAGAGGCTGAGGAGGCAGCGGTCTTTGACTTCACTTCACAACCGCTTGACGATTGCCCGTTCTGACGAGATATAAGTTTAACCAATAAAACAGACAGACACAATGGAAAGACAAGTGACAGCAGAGGAAGTGAGAAGTTTTCTCTCGGCTTCTGACAGACAGTTTGTGAAAGGCGGCATCAGAATTTCCCGTGTCCGCTTCAAACGTGATGAAGAGGGCAACTGCACGGACATTCTCCTTGACTACGAACAGACGGTTTCAGAGACAGGGGAAAATAACGCTCAGGAGGGTTCAAAATGACAAAACAAAGACTGACACCGCACACCCCGACAAAGCCCGCAAAAAGGGTCTCTAACCCTCAGACAAGGGCAAGAGACAATCCTCAGGGGAAAAGGCAGAGAGAAGAGAGAAAGCCGTGAACGCAAATGTTCTGAACTTTCTAACGAAATCGGAAGTTAAACCATAAAAATAACAAGAAAATGAACATCATCAGTAAAATGACAATCAGCGGAAAGACCCGTATCAACGGGCGTTACGTGAACCTGACAGGACAGAATATAACCATCACGGACAAAGGCATGTTCGTGAACGGCAAGTCGATTGAAGAGTTTGCCGAAAACGAGAGCCAGGTGCCTGTTCTCAAAATTGAGATAACGGGCAACGTTGAGAACCTGACAACAGAGAACGGCGAGGTTACCGTGAACGGGCGTGTCGGCACAATTGTCTCAAAGAACGGAAACATAGACTGTCAGACAGTTGAGGGCAACGTGGAGAGCAAGAACGGCAATATCTCTGTCACAACTTGTCATGGCGATTGTGAAACAATGAACGGGAACATATTCCACAACACTTATAATTATTCAAAATAAAAAAAAGAAAATGGGAAATTATTCAATCAGAACAAACCTCCTGAAAATTAAGGGGGCTTTTGTGACAAACCTCAAAGGCAAGACCGCCACAAAGCGTTGCCTCGTTATTGACATTGACGAGAGCGGAATGTTCCTCGGCGAGAAAGGCTGTTACCTGAACATGGCGGCGATAGAAATGAATGAGAGCCGCTACGGGGACACTCACTGCGTCAAGGTCTCACTCCCCAAGGAGGTTGTTGAGAGAATGACAGAAGAAGAGCGCAAGGCAATCCCTATCCTCGGCGGCATGCACCCGCTTCAATCTCAGGCGCAGCAAATTCAGGGTCAGTTGGACGGGGCTTCTGTCTGTGAGAACGTGGACGATCTGCCGTTCTGATAATAATCAGGCGGGCGCAGTCTCTTCTGTGAGACTGACAGAAATTCAAGGGCGGGGAGTTAAATCCCCGTTCTTTTGTCCCAAAAGCCGATTGCGCCCCCACAAGAGACTTTCTAATGACGAGTGATAAATTACAGCAATCAAAGAAGAAAAGCCGACAGCGGTCAAATTCGGCAAAAATAACTGACGTGTTCACGACCATTTGTAAGACCGACCTCCGTGTTGAGTGTGTCAAAGAATATAAGTTCCACCCCGTCAGGAAGTGGCGTTTTGATTACGCCATACCTGAGCACAAGATAGCTCTTGAAGTTGAGGGCGGCGTGTGGACGGGCGGACGGCACACCTCTTCTGTCGGCTTTCTCAAAGACATGGAGAAGTACAACACGGCTACCCTTATGGGGTGGCGGGTGTTCAGAACAACGCCTGACGAGCTTTACCGCTTGAAGACCCTGAACTTGCTCAAAACGGCAATTTCAGGTGATTTTGACCCCGAAAAGGCTTGATTTTGACTTTAATGTGATTACTTTATAATCATTTTGAGTATTTTTGCAAACGGATAAGAATTTATAAATCAATATCAAACAATATGAATACAGAAACCGTAAAACTTTCACAGGTTCAAGTGAATAAGGCGAACCCAAGAACGATAACGAATGAGAAGTTTCAGAAACTTGTCAACAGCGTTCTCGCCCTCCCGAAAATGCTTGAACTGCGCCCGATTGTGGTTGACAACATGATGGTTGCCCTCGGCGGCAATATGCGTTTCAGAGCCTTGACCGCCATTTCAGACCTCTCAGAAGAAGACCTGAAAGCCCGTCTGTTCTCTATCAATGACGTGAAGAAGAAGACAGAGGGCGAACAGCAAGCCCTCCTGACACATTGGCTGCGGTGGCGTGACAACCCGACCGCAATCATCATCAAGGCTTCGGAGTTGTCAGACGCAGAGCAGCGTGAGTTCATCATCAAGGACAACATCGGCTACGGAGATTGGGACACGGACAGCCTGACCGCACAATGGGACAATGAAGAGTTGGTGGATTGGGGCATAGAGTTCCCTGACGCTGAAAACGCCCTCAACGCTCAGAACGGGGACGGCTCAGGCTCTGAGAGACAGAACAGCGCACCCGAAAGCAGCCTCTTTGACCGCTTCATCGTGCCGCCGTTCTCAATTCTTGACACCCGAAAGGGGTATTGGCAAGACAGAAAGAAAAAGTGGTATGACATCATCGGCGACATGGGCGAGAGCCGAAACGACACTCTTGTCACGTCTCTTGAAATCAAGTACAAAGACCTCTATCAAAGAACCCGTGAGCACCGCAAGGAGTTGGGGCTGTCATTCAAGGAGTACATAGACAAGTATGTCAGCCAAGAAGACCTTGAAAAGGAACAGGCGAAAATCGTTGCTCAGGGCGTTTCAATTCTTGACCCCGTTATGGCTGAAATCGTCTGCCGTTGGTTCGGTCAGGAGAACGGCAAAGCCTTTGATTGCTTTGCGGGCGATAGCGTCTTTGGCTTTGTCTCAGCCTACCTCGGCAATGACTTCACGGGGGTTGAACTGAGAGAGAAACAGGCGGCTTTGAACAACGAGCGTGTGGAGGGCATGAAAGCCCGCTATATCTGCGATGACGGTCAGAACGTGGCGCAGCATATTGAGCCTGAGAGCCAAGACCTCCTGTTTTCATGTCCGCCGTACTTTGACCTTGAAAAATATTCAGACCTCCCGAACGATGCTTCAAATCAGGGGTCATACGAGGATTTCATCAAGATTTTGGAGAACGCTTTCACGGGGGCGGTCTCTTGTCTCAAACAGAACCGCTTCGCCGCTATCTGTGTCGGGGACGTGAGAGACAAGAACACGGGCTTTTATTATGACTTCTGCGGGGACATCAAGCGCATATTCAAGCAGAACGGAATGAGGCTCTATAACGAGATTATCTTGGTCGAACAGACCGCTTCAACGGCTCTGAGGGCTTCACGTTACATGGATAGCCGCAAGGTTGCCAAGACGCATCAGCACCTCTTGGTCTTCTTCAAGGGCGACCCGAAGAAAATCAAGAAAGAGTTCCCGAAGATTGAGTACACGGAAGAAGACCTGTCAAAGACCGATTCAGGCGAGACGGGTTCAGAGAGTGAAACAGAATAAGACAGAAACGCCATGCAAGCAAAGATTTGGAATTTCTCTCAGTGGATAACAGAGACCGACCCGAAACGTCTCAGGGACACTTTCGATGAAGCCCTGAGAACGTCAGGGTTCAACGTACTCTGCTTCACTGACCACCATTTTCAGCCTCAGGGTTACACCGCCCTGTGGCTCTTGACAGAAAGCCACTTCGCCGTCCACACATTCCCTGAGTTCGGCAAAAGTTATATCGAGCTTTCAAGTTGTAACCTGGAATTTTATCAAGAGTTCCTGAAACAGACAAAAGAATTATGAGCGCACCGCAAGACAAGAAACAAAGACAGATGAAGCTCGCCCGCCTTGAAATCGTGGCGCAGCTTTTCAAGCGTGGCTACAGCCGCCGCAAGATACGTGAAGAGGTCAAGAACCGTCTTGACCTGAAAAGTTATTCCCTCGGCACGGTTCAGAGTGACGTTCAGACCCTCTTGGCTGAATGGCGTGAAGACCGTATCGAAAACACCGATGATTTGGTGCAGCTTGAACTTGAACGCATTGACGATGCGTGCCGTGAGTTGTGGGCGCAGTGGGAGAAGTCAAAGGAGGACTACACACAACAGACCCGCCGACAGAAAGGTTCTCCAACCCGCAATAACGAAACGGGTCAGACATCAATCAGAACGTACCAAACAGAGCGCACAGAGCGTGATGTGGCGGGCTTGGGGGACGTGTCATATATCGTTGAGATAAGACGGCAGCTTGAAGAGCGGCGCAAACTTCTCGGTTTGTACGCCCCTGAAAAGAAAGACATCAACGCCAACGGCTCATTTGCCGCCTATCTCGTTGAGAGCGGCATGATAGATGAAGCCGAGCAAGAGGCGAGAGAGGTCACGGAAGACGAATAAGCCCGATTGCGGCTCTCTGTCGGCGTAAGTTTCCTGAATGGTATAAGTGAACCACTCAAAAGCGTACCGCCGACATACTCAAAATTCGGAGAAAATAACTATGGCAAAGAAACAACGGAAAGAACTTATCAAGAAACTCAGTTTTGAGGTCATAAACTCATGGCGGGCAGATTGGAACAAATTTGTCCGTGAAGCCTTTGGCGTGAACCTTGACCCCGAACAGCAAGAAATACTGTCAAGCGTTCAACACAACAGGCGAACGTCCGTTGCCTCAGGCACAGCCCGTGGCAAAGACTTTGTCGCCGCTTGTGCCGCCATATCGTTTCTTTATCTCACGCCTCGTTGGAGGCGGACAAAGAACGGGGGCGCAGAGTTGGTTGAGAACACGAAAGTGGCTCTGACAGCCCCGACCGACCGTCAGGTTAAGAACATCATGATGCCTGAGATAAGCCGCCTCTACAACAGAGCCAAGGCAAGGGGCATTCAGCTTCCAGGGCGTTTGAACGCCTATGACATCAGAACCGACAGCGATGAATGGTTTCTCACGGGCTTCAAGGCTGACGAGAACAACCATGAAGCGTGGTCAGGCTTTCACGCCGTTCACACAATGTTTGTCGTTACCGAGGCAACGGGTATCGGCGATGATACCTTTGGGGCTATTGAGGGAAACCTACAAGGCGACTCGCGCATCTTGATTGTCTTCAACCCCAACACCACGGTAGGCTACGCCGCCCGCTCTCAGAAAGGAGACCGTTGGCACAAATACCGCCTGAACAGCCTGACAGCACCGAACATCGTTCAGAAAAAGACCGTCATTGCGGGTCAGGTTGACTATGAGTGGGTTCAAGACAAGCTGGCGAACTGGTGTACCGAGATAAGAGAAGATGAAGCCACGGCAGAGTTTGACGACTTTCAGTTTGAGGGCAAGTGGTATCGCCCCGAAGACCTGTTCAGAAAGAAAGTCTTGGGCAAGTTTCCAAAGGTCGGCGAAGACGTTCTTATCCCTGAGCAGTGGTTGGAAATCGCTCATCAGCGTTGGAAAGAGGCTCACGGGAAGAAACCCGTCTCAAAAGAGCCACGGATCATGGGCGTTGACGTTGCGGGCATGGGCAGAGACTGCACTTGCTTTGTTGAGCGTCAGGGCGTGTGGGCTTCTGAGTTCAAGACACACAACAGCGGCGGCTCGGCAGACCACATGAAGATTGCGGGGGCGATAACAGACCGCCGCCGACACGAGATTGAAATGTTCGTGAGCATTGACACCATCGGCGAGGGTGCGGGCGTGTTCTCACGCTGCGTTGAGAATGAGAGCCGTGAGAACGCCCGTTACATCATCAGTTGCAAATACTCAGAGGGCGCAAAGGGTCTCAACGGCAAGAACCTCACAGACACAACGGGGCAGTATGAGTTCCTGAACATGAGGGCGTACCTCTTTTGGGCTGTGCGTGATTGGCTGAACCCGAAGAACGAGACGGGAGCCATGCTGCCGCCTGACCCTCAGTTTGATGAAGAGGCGACCGAAATAAAGTGGTCTTTCAGGTCAGACGGGCGCATCTACATTGAGCCGAAAGAGGACATCAAGAAGAGGCTCGGACGAAGCCCCGACAAGTTTGACGCTTTCGCCAACACGTTCTACCCTCTCAGGGGAAGCCGTAAAATTGACCTGAGCCGCATTGCCCGCATGGTTCACAGATAATTGAAGTTTAACAAATAAATCATCAGAAGAAAATGACAATCGAAGAAATCCTTTCCTCGCTCAGGACAGAGGCTCAGAAGATAGCCGCCCTGAAAGAGAAGACTATCAACGTCCCATTGTGGCGTGGTCGCTTTGGTCTCATTCAAGAGTTTGACCCGACAAAGCACCCTGTTATGAACAAAGCAAAATACCCTGATATTGTCACGGACAGCGGTATTCAGGAGGTTACCCGTGTGACGTGTGACTTGCAGCGGCTCGCCGTGAAGCGCATGACAGAACTTGTTACGGGCATACCCGTGAAGCGTGTTTACAGCCCTGAGAATGACCGTCAGAAAGAAGTGGCGGGCTATCTTGAAAAGATATTTGACAAGAACCGCATTGACAGCGTGAACATCGAACGCTGCAACATGCTCTTTGCGGGCTGTGAGGTTATGACCCTGTGGTACGCCGTCGAACAGAAGCACACGACCTACGGGTTCTCTTCAAACCTGAAATTCCGCTGCCGCAACTTCTCCCCCATGCTCGGCGATGACCTTTATCCCCTCTTTGATGAATACGGGGACATGATAGCGATGTCCGTTGCATACACCCGTAAGAGCGGCAAGAAGACAGTTCAATACTTTGACTGTTATACTCAGAACCGCCACATCAAATGGTCAACTGAGAGCGGCGAATGGGCTGTCATTGAAGATGAACAAATCACGCTCTTGAAAATTCCTTGCATCTACATGTGGCGACCGACCCCGATATGGGAGGACACCTCAAAGACCGTCTATGAGATTGAATGGTCGCTGTCAAGAAACGGCAACTATCTCCGTGAGAACTCAAAGCCAATCTTCGTTGTTCTCGCCGATGATATTATTCAGTTCGGCGATGAGAAAAGTTCAAATGAAGAGGCGAAGAGCGTCATGCAATATCCGAAAGGCTCAACGGCTCAGTACGTTACATGGCAACAGGCGACTGAAAGCCTGAAATATCATGTCGACACCCTGAGAAACCTTTTCTTCACACAGCTGCAGTTGCCTGATTGGTCATACGAGAAGATGTCGCAGCAAGCCCTCTCAGGCGAGAGCCGCAAGCAAATGTTCATTGATGCGCAGCTCAAAGTCAAGGACGAAAGCGGGCGTTTGATTGAGTTCTTTGACCGTGAAATCAATGTCGTGAAAGCGTTCTTGAAGATTGCCCTCGGAGAGGCTTATGCCGCCGACATTGACGCTCTGCCCGTTGAGACCGTTATCACGCCTTTCGCCATCACGGACAAACAGGACATGGCAAATTATCTTATGACCGTGAACGGCGGCGAGCCTATCATGTCGCAGCGTGAGAGCATTGAGCGTCTCGGCGAGAGTGACGATGTGGACACGACCCTGAGAGAAATTCAAGAACAGAAAACGGCGGACGTGTTTGAGCCGACAGAATAACGTGAGAGTATGGCACCTACACGCAGACAACCGAACAGAAAGAAGCCTGAGCAGCCGAAATACCGCTGCCGTGACTGCCGCCACAGCTATGGTTGGTGCAGTGAGGCTCTTGACGGTCATTTGATATTGTGCCGCTGCTCTCTTGATGAAAAGACAGAGCACGGCAAGTGGTGCAAGTTCTTGAATGACCCGCAATGTGATAACTTTATTCTGAGAGACAATGGCACTCAATAAGTACGACAAACAACATCTGCGCAACCTGACAGCCTACGAGCGTCAGGTTGACGCTATATACAGGGCGGCGGTCAAGGAAGCCGCTGCCCTCGGTCTTTCTATCCGTGATTTAGACCCGACACGGCTCTTTTCGTTCTCTGACTATCCAATTACACGCAAACGGCTCGAAAATCTCTTAGAGAGCCTGAAAAGCGGGTTGTCGGCTGTCATAGTGAACGGCGTGAACCATGAATGGACGCTTGCAAACAACAAGAACAACGAGCTTTGCCGTCAGGTCTTCGGCAACAACGTGGGCAAGCTTTCAAACGCCCAATATCGCCGATACTTCAAGAACAACGAAGAAGCCTGTGAAGCGTTCAAGGAGAGAACGGTTCAGGGCTTGAACCTCTCTGACAGGGTTTGGAAATATACAAATCAGTTCAAGAAAGAAATCGAACTCGGGCTTGACATAGGTCTGAGAAGCGGCAAGGCGGCTGAGAGACTTCAAAAAGACTTGCAACTGTTTCTTCAACACCCCGACATGCTCTTCCGCCGTGTCAGGGACGAGCACGGGCAGCTTGTCTTGTCAAAACGGGCGGCGAATTACCACCCTGGGCGTGGCGTGTACCGAAGCTCATATAAGAACGCCCGCCGCCTTGCCGCCACAGAGACGAACATAGCATACCGCACGGCAGACTTCATGCGGTGGCAAGACCTTGACTTTGTTGTCGGAATAAGGGTTGTCAGAAGCAACAACCACCCCGTGCCTGACATCTGCGATGACCTGAGCGCAGAGGTGGGGAGTAAGGCGGTCAAGGGTCAGGGCTGTTATCCCAAGGAGTTCAAATTCACGGGGTGGCATCCTCATTGCCGCTGTCACGCTGAAACAATTCTCAAAACGGAGGAGGAAATCATGCGTGACAACAAAAGGCTGCTCAGGGGCGAAGAACCTCTGAAAGAGAGCGTGAACACGGTCAAGGGCGTTCCTCAGGAGTTCGATGATTGGTTGAAAGACAACAAAGAGAGGGCGAAAAGAAGCACGTCTGTGCCTTATTTCATCAGCGACAACAAGAAATACTTGCCCGAGGGGTACTTGAACTTGTACGCCCTGAAAACGCCGTATGAAACGTATGCTGAATATGAAGCCGCCATGAGGTACAACAAAAAGCACGCTGACTTCACGCCTGAGGTCTTGAAGAACATCAGAGACTTAGACCAAGCCCTCCCCGTGATGCAAGGCAAGATAATGAATTTCACAGAGGCTGACCAACTGAAAGGCAACCCGCATTATTCTGACCCTGACGGCATAACTGAGGGATATTGGGAGAACTGTCAAACGTGTACCGTTGGTTATGAGTTAAGGCGCAGAGGCTTCCCCGTTGAAGCCTTGCCGAATAAGAATTGGGAAATCTTAAAGTTTTATGATGAAAAGAAGATAACTCAGGACGACCGCTTTCTCAACCCTGACGGCTCACGTCCTGTTCCAAAACACCCCCTGACACTCTCAGACACAATAGAGGCAAAAGAACAATACATAGAGAGCGTGACGCAAGAAATGGGGCGTTATGAACTTTATATGCCTTGGAAAGTCAAGGTGGGAGAAACACAGACAGCCCATGTGATAATTGTTGAGAGACAGAAAAGCGGCAATCTGCTATGGTTCGACCCTCAGTCAGGCAAACACGGGGCTTCAACCGTCTTTCAAAGTTTTCTGAAAAAAGCGAGACCCGTAGGAATAAAAGTTCTGAGAATTGACGATAAAATTATTAACCCCAAATTCTCAGAACGTTTCAAGAGGGCTTCAAAGTAATTCTAAGCCCTCTTCGCCACCTACTATTTCAACGGTCTTCCCGTCAAAAAGATAAATGATGGGAAGACCAGTTGGAACGGCTTCCCCGTTTTCATCAACATACCCCATAATAAAAGCGTCTTTTCCTTTTCGCTTTCCTATAAAACTGACACTGTTACATCCTTTTTTGTCGGCAATGTCTTGAATGATTTTTGGTACTTTCATTTGTTTTCTCTGATTAAACACGGGTTTTCTCGTAGAATATCCCGATATAAGTTATTTTTCTCGAATTTGACGCACACGAGCTTTAGTTTTCTCTTTGGTGTAATTATTCACTCAGAAAATTATCGCCCGACAGAGAGCCGCAATCGCTTTTTACCCCTAAAATCGAAACAAGGTTTGATTTTGTCAGGTTCAGAGCCTCTTTCACGCTCTCACGGAACAAAGATAAGCCCTTTCCCTGAGATAACGGCAAAAAGCCCGATTTATTGTCTCGTCAGGGTTAAAACGGGCGTTCAGGCTACAACCGTAGATGCAGTTAAACCTGAAACAAGCCCGATTTGCCCGTTTTTAGCCCGTCTGACGGCTTTTCTCCCGTCAGTGGTATAATTTATCACCCGTGGTATCGAAACGCTCTGTACGGGCTTTATTTTGTCTTTTCGTGTGAAGCGGCTCACGGGTCACGGTCACTTTCGCCCCCGTGTAAGGGTTCCCGTCTGATACGCCGATGTTCCAAAGGCGGCTGACCTTGCACCCGATTTGTTCAGGACTGAAACGCTCATAGATGGCAGAGAGAGACGTGAAGAAGAAATCACGCTCTCCCGTCTGTTCGGGCGGCTCTCTGAACGTCACTCGGTAGATGAACCCGCAGCGGGCTTTGTCTTTCTCTGCCCCGCCGTCTGTTGTCTGTCTGTTGTCTGTCATTTGATTTTTCGTTTTGCGCCTGATTGTCTCAGGCTGTTGTTTGACCTTGACTTGGGGGCGAAACTCTCTCAGAAAAAAAGCCCGCCCCCAATGAACCGATTTTCGGTTCTTTTTTGACTATCCGTTAGGATAGTTTTTTCTATATTCTTTTCTTTAGTTTACTTTAGGGATTGATTGCGTAAGAAACCCCGTTAAAGTGTTGTTTTCTCTGATAAAACATTTTTAACCTCGTAGAAAATTAAAATAATTAACAGAATTAACAAAAATTTATTGGAAAAGTTTTTCAAGCGGATAGAACGCCGAGAACCTCTTGACCTTTGAAGCGGTTTCTTGACCCCATATCGCCGCCACAAGACGGATTGCGCCCACGTCCCCGTCAAAGGCGATGAAACTCTCATAGTTGTTGAACTCGTAGCAGTAAACCTCCTGAGGGTCACACTCTGTTTTGATGCGGTTCTGAACCTCATTCAGGTGGGCGAAATACTTGTTTACACCGTCCTCAACACCGAAGCCGCCACCGCCGAAAGAGACAAGTTTCTCGTTGGGTTTCAACTTGATAGACTTCTGACCCTGTTTCAGCTGCTCTTCTGAGAAAGCGAAGAAACAGCGGAACTTGCTCACGTCCGTTTCATCACGCTCACGGCATAACTCCTGATAACGGTTCAGGGTCTTTGCGTTCTTCAAAACCAACATGCCGTCATTCTCCCAATTCTGATAAAATTCAAATTTTTTATCTTCCATAAAATATAAACTTTGTTTTGGTTAAAATATTGCGTTCGACTTGTGAAGCCCGTCAGGGCTGTTTTGCTGAGTTCTGACGGGCTTTTCCTTGTTTTTGCTTATAACTCTCGCAGAATATCGTTGAAAGCCTTTTGTGCGGTCTCTTTCACGCCCTCAGGGTCTCCGTAGAACTTTTGGGCGGCTTGAAGAATTATCAGCATTGCCCGTCCGAGGGCTGTCATAATGACTGACGGGTCGTTCGTTCTCTCTTGAAGAACTTTCAGAACCTCTTGATACAGGTTCTCTTGATTGTTGCTTTTTGCTGTCATTGTGTCTTTGGTTTATTTGTTCAACTTTACACGGTTCATCAACTGTCCTGAGAGTTCATGCAGCTCACGGCTTCTTTCAGGCGTGAGCTCTCGGGCGTGGGCTGTTATCGCCTGAGTGAGCTTCCAAAGGGTTGCGCCGCCCTGAACGCCGTCATTGGGGTCGTTGCGCATCAATATCTTCTCCACCTCCTTGCTCTCTTGCTTCAAGAGACCGCCGCTGCTTGTCAGACGTTTCAGTTCGTGTTCAAAGTCAACGTCCATCTCCGAAGCCCCCTGTATCTCAATAGCCTTTTGCATGAGATTGTCCTTACTGAACAGCCCCTTTGTGAGGTCTTTGACAGCCGAGACGGTTGTCTTTGTGTCCAGCTCATAGGTCTTGTTGGATAGTTTCAGGTTGTCAGGCAGCTTTGAACCCAAGTGAACCTGTTTCATTACGCTCTCTCTGACCATACCGTTAAGGCAAGCCCCGTTCAGGAGAAAGGCTCTCATATCAACAGCCCCGTCCCCGTAGTCAGAGGTTGAGAAGCGTGCGCCCGCAAAGATAACCACGTCCCCGTTCTGCGCTGTCGGTATGACAAGAGGGGTCGGGAGAATGGTTTCCGCCCATACCTTCGTGTCGTTCATATAAGCGTCAGAGATAACAGCCCCCTGACCCGCTGCCTCCTGAACAAACGCCGTGAGAATTTCAACAGAGTTCAGGCGGCGATAACTGTCAGAGAGAACGCCCCTCACTTGCTGCCCTACGGTTCTGACAAGAACACGGCTTCGCTGCGTCCAATCGCTGTGCTCATTCAGAAGATGGGCTGCGAGGGCTACCGCCCAAGGCTCTCCGCCCGCAAGACTTCTGAGATAACGCTGCGGGATGCCCATGCGGTCGGCGAGCTGCCCGATGGCGTTGTCATGGAGAGAAAACTGACCGTCAGGCATGTTCATCGTCAGAGGCGTTGAACTTATCTCTTCAACCTCTGTGAAGCCGTCTGTCGGCTGACCGCCCGAGAACGTGATAACGGGCGTGTGGCTCTTCGCTTTCAGGTTCACTCCGATTGGGGCTATGTAGTCCTGGGCGATTTTGCCCTCGTTGATAAGGCGTTCCATGGTAGCCTGAACGCCCGCTGCCTTACCGTCTATCATTCTGTGAACTTTGTTCATTACTACCTCGTTCAAACCTTTCTGTAGGTCTGTTGTTACTGTTGCTGTTGTCATAACTGTTGAATTTTATTTGGTTATTGAATGTTTGTCAAAAATGCCTCTGCCTCTTCAAAGAGTTCATCAGGGGTCAGGCTGTCAGAGCTTGGCTCGAAGCCTGAGAGGTAAGCAGCCTCTATCATCATGTTTCTGTCGCTCATCGTTTCAGTTTCCTTTCTTCTTGAAGTTCATCACAAATGGCGATACGGTGTCCAGCTCTTATGAGCTTCGGCAGATAAGTGTCAAGGTCGTAGTGTGGGAACATTGTCTGACGGTCTCCCTCCCTGTCCTTTGTGAGGGTCACGCCCAAATCATGGGCGGTCGCCTCTGCGTCTTCGTTATAGCTCTCGTAGAAGTCCCCGTGTCTGAACAACAACAGACAGTCGGGGTGCTCTTCCTTAATGCTCTTGAACAGTTTCTTTGTGCTTTCTTTCATTGTCTTGACCTCCTGTTTATGCTTTACAAATCCAATATTCTGTTTCAATGATTGACAAGCCCGTGAACGAGCTTACCGTGAAATACCCTATTCTGACATCACAGACGGCGTTACTCTTGATTTTCTTATAGTCTCTGCGCAAGCCGTTGAAATAACGCTCTGTGTCGTATTTACGGGTTGAAGTGAACAACACACGGGCTTCGCCGCCGTTTGTCTGTCTCATAATTTGATACTTGGCTCTCATAATTTTGACCTCCTGTTTTTGATTATTTGTAGTAGAAAGAGAACTTGATACCTCTGCGGATCTTGCAGACACAAACGTCTTCCATGCATGCAAATGCTCTCTTCAAGAGTTTGTTCAACATCTCAACGCCGATGAGAGCTATCGCTCCCGCAACGCCTACGAGCTTGTGAACCTTGTGTCCCTGAGCGTCAACGCCGCTTACCTTGATGCGGAAGTTTCTGTTGATGTCCTTTGAACTGTAAGCGAGACCGTTCTTGTTATTCTTTGTTGAGACCTTAATCATTTTTCTTTCCATTTGAGTGTTAAACTTATGTTTGAATGTGATTACCTTGAAATCACGTTGCAAAGATAAGTGAAGTATTTTGGAAATAACAAACTTTTCTCCGAGTATTTTTAACCAAACGGGTAAATTTAACTTTCATTAAGAGTAAATCCCGTATTTAGCCCGTTATATAGAAAAATTCCATATAACCAAATATTTTGTGATTATTATGTAATCATTTCGGGAAAATATTGTATCTTTGTCGCAATTTTACCGTACAGTTAAATATTTCATAATTATGAGAAAGCAAATTTTAGATGCGCTGAAAGCCAAGTTTCAGGGGGTCAGCGAATCAGTTTTGAACAGGATTGCGGACAAACTCTGCAAGACTGTCACAACCGCTGAACAGGTTCAAACCGCCGTTGACGGGGTGACAATTCAGCAAGTTATCGAGGGCTACGCCGACAGCCGAGCAACAGAGGCTTCACAGACCGCCGTTCACACTTATGAGCAGAAATACGGTCTCAAAGACGGCGCAAAGGTTGAACAGCCCTCAGGGGGCAGCGGCTCAGGTCAGGGCGGCGCACCCGTTCAAACACCACAAGGAGGGGGTACAGACCCCGTGCTGCTTCAAACGCTTCAAGCACTTCAAGAGAGCAACAGAAAGTTGTCTGAGCGTCTTGACAAGATGGACAGCGAGCGTACAACCTCAACACGCAAACAGCAACTTTCGGGCATTGTCTCAAAGCTGCCTGAGAGCCTCAGAAAGGCTTACGAGCGTACACCCGTTGACAACATGACCGATGAAGAGTTCAACACTCTTGTCGGAGACATCACAACAGAGGTGGACGGCATTGTTCAGGCGACACAGCAGAAAGGGGCTATCTTCGGTCGTCCGTCAACCACGGGCGGCTCAGGTTCTCAGGGCGGCGAACTGACAAAGGAGCAACAGGACGCTATCGCACATCGTGATAACAAGCCCGCTTCGGGCGGTCAGCCGTTCTAATGTCTAACAATCAAAACAGAAAAGAAACATGAGCATGACAGTTAAGAGACGCAAGGACGTGAGAACGCCTCGTGTCGTTATGCACCGCATCGCCGACATCAGGGGCGGCGTGTCGGTCAAGGCTTCTGAGCTTGGGGGCGACTTCCTGAACGAGGGAGCGGTTCTCAGCGCAGCCGATGACAAGGGTCTTTGCCACGTTGTGAAAATCGGTCACGTTGTCGCAGAGGTTGGAGCAACCGACAAGACAATCAAAGTGAAGAAAGGTCACAACTTTGTCAAGGGCGATTTCATTATGACAAAGGTCGGAGGCTTGGCTTATGACATCACAGCCATTGACACGGAGGGCAGCAAGACCTTTGATACAATCACGGTCAGCACCACCCTCGGACAAATCGCAAAGGACGGGTTCATCGTTGAAGCCGCTGCAAAGTCAACTTCAACCACCTCTGCCCTCAAATACGTTCCTCAGTCAATCAACGGAACGGGCAAGCCGTTCAGAGCGGGCGACAACCTTGACACGGACGCTTGGCTCATCGGCGTGACAAAGGGCAACCCTCTACCTGACTTCGTTTCGGCATACCTCAAAGGTATCGTCAATTATTAATCGTTAAAAGTTCATCATCAATATGGCAACAGTAGTAAACACCCTCATTCAGGGTCTTACCGAGCAGATGGTTCAGTCACGTTTGAACACGGCTGACGCAACGGGCTTTCTGTTCGGCACTTATTTTCCCGTGAAGAGGGTTCAGGGCTTCCAGTGGAAGACCCTGACAAATCAGCTTGCCAAGAAGAACGTAGCCGCCGACCTCCACACGGATAACGGCTCTATTCTTCGCAAGCAGCGTCCAATCTTTGAGAGCGCAAGGGGCGACATGCCGTTCATCAGCATTTCCCGTGAGTTGAAACGCTCTGAGATTAAAGAGTATCAGACCGCTCTCTCTTTCGCTCAGGACGAGGACGCAACAAAGCTCGTTCAGTATTGGGGCGAGGACGTTGATTTCTGTTTCAACGGTGTTCAGTCTGAGCTGGAGTACATCGCATGGAAGCTCGCCTCCCGTGCGGGGCAGTTGGCTTTCACAACAACAACCAACGCGACATACGCCAACGAGTTCGACCTGGATTATGACGTTGACCCTGAGTTTAAGGTCAAGTCAAGTCAGAGTTGGGGTAACGCTTCCTCGGCTGACATTCTCGGCGACTTCCGAACCGTTATCAAGATGGCAAAGGCTAAGGGCTTGAACCCGAAATTTGCGTTTGTCAACCTTGACGAGTTCTACAAGATTGCGTCCTCCGAGCAGATTATCAAGGCATGTGCGTCATTCGCTTCAAACGCTCTGAATATCTCTCAGACCCCTGACCTCGCCACGGTCAACTCAATGCTCGCCCGCCAAGCATGGCTCAACGGTATTCAGTTGAAAGTCATTGACCAAACCATTACCCGTGAGTTCGCTGACGGCTCTCAGGAATCAGGCAACCCGTTCGAGGACTGCCGCTGCGTGCTCTCAGAGACAGAACGCCTCGGCACAACTCAGTATGACATCCTGACTGAGAACGAGAACCTGATATTGCGTGCGGAGCGTGCCCACACTGTCATCAAGAAGTATGGCACCATCGAACCGAAGTCAGAGGTCACAATCGGTCAGGCTGACGCTGTGCCTGTCTTTGACACGGCTTACCGCAATGTCTATATCAAGACAGACGGCAAGGATTGGGAATAATAAACAATTAACTGACGCATAA